CTAAAAATTTAGGGTGTTGTTCTAAAACAAAATCTGGTGCTTGTTGCTTTATCTGACTAGATAATTTATTTTTAAAAGTTTTTTTAAATGTTGTCATTGTTATCCATTAGTAACTTGAATAACTAGTAGTTGTTGTATATGTTGTGCCAGCAGAAGAACTACCACTCTCAACTGTATCAACAGCACCAGTCACAGTTGAATTAGCTGTATCTATTTGTAAGATTTGATTTCTTACAGGTACGATATCATTTGAATTAGGTATCGCAAATACTCTTATCTGTGTGCTTGTTGCACCATCTACATTTGAAATGCTTGTAATATTTGCTGAAGTTAAAACTACTTCACCAGTTGTATAGTTGACCGTACCAAAACTTGAACTAGTGTAAGTACGAACACCACTACTTAAATAATATGCTCTAATATTACCTTGTCCATCATCATCTAAAAAGTGTTCATTAGCAGAACTGTCATCATTAATTTTAAATCCAGTTGATGATATAATACCACCTGCACTTGAATTGTGTCCACTATGTGGATTATAAAATGCATTATTATATGATATGGTATATTTCAATGCTGAATTTAAAGTTGGTGTAAAAAATTTATATAATTTAATTGTTGTTATGTTTGATAATATTGAACTATCTACATTATCAATTTTTCTAGTTAATTCTGAATGTCTAAAAACACCAGTAAAATTTTGTAAAGCAGAAGCGCTATGGTTTGATATTTCATTTAATACATTTGTTTGAAGTGTAATAACATCTTTTGTAGTTTGAGCAGAATTATATTTAAAACTTGTATCAGTTGTAATATAAGTTGTTTCTGGATCTACAATTATAGGTGTGACAGAAGCAACTGAATAATTTTTTAAACTTGTAACAACATCATTCTTTGTTGCTGTTGTTAAGTTTGCACCAGATTTTGCTTTAATAGAAATATAAACTTTACCATAATTAGGTGTCGTATTATCTTCACCACCCCATACTTGCACAGCGTCAGCATTTGCATATAAACTTTTTACTAAAGTTTTATAATCATTTCCTGTAACTGCTCTATCTTGTGCCGAATAATCTCTTGGTGCTTGTAATTTTATTGAGGTAATACTTTCTGGTCCAGAACCACTATTTGCATTGGTAAGAGTTGTAATAGTTGTGTTAGAAAAACCACCAATATTTCCTGATAGTGTAAATGTATTAGCCCCGTTAGGTGCATCCTGATTACAAACAATGTAATCTAAAATTACTATGTTACCATCTGAAAGAGCTTTACCTAAAACACCATCACCAAAATAAACTTCAAACTTACCTTCTTCAACTTCTTGTAAAAAATAAACATTTGATGTGCTATCAATTGATGTAATACCATTTGCTAAAGTATAAGTTGTTGTCGTGGAATCAGAAGATGAGTTTTGTATTTTAACTGTCAATGTTGTTGTATCAACATTTTCGTTTGGTATAATAAATCTTTGGTCTGTATCAGAGCTGTTTACTGTATATTTAAAATTTAAAAGACTACCTTCTTTGATACTTAAATTATTAAAAGTATAAACACCATCAACAGGTGTGATTGTTACATCAGCATTATTAACAAAAGTATAAGATTGACTATTTACAGTTGAGGTAAATTTTGTTCCTCTGCTCATTGTCAACGAAGCACCAGTTGCGTTATTAACAACTACTTTAATATCTGCTGATGAACAAGTAGAACTTGTTGGTGTGTAACCAACTGATTTAGCTAGTGATACAACACTCTCTCTTAAATCAGCACTATCTAAAAACATTTCGTTAGCTGCAATATTAGCATTGTAAGAAAGATAGTGTGTATTGTATGCTAATAAATCTAATAATACTGACATACCAGCACCCTCAAAATCATAGTCTTGGAATTCTGTTTGTTGACTTAGAAACGATTTTAAGTTACCTTTAATTTGGTCGAAATCTAATTCTGATATATCTAATTTAGTTGCCATTTTATCTTAGTCTTTCTAACATTGTTTCTATTTGTACTGGTTCAGGATGATTGACCACATAAAAAGAAATTGTCACTTGATAAGCATTGTTATCTATATTTGGTCTAGTCATTACTTGAACTACCTCAGCTCTAGGTTCATATGCATTAAGAAGTTGCTCAATTTGTTTTGTAATTAAATGTGACATTTGAGGTGTCATATTTTCAAACAACATCGCTCTTAAATTAGATCCTAATTCTGGATGAAAAGGTCTCTCATAATAATCTGTTTGAATTAAATTTCTTACACTACGCTTTACAGCTTCTACATCTTTTAAAAATGGCACATCTTTTGTAACAGTATTCATTTGAAAATCTAAATCTAGGTCTGAATATATCCTAGAACTTCTTTTACTTTGATTTGATACTGTGTCAGCACTATAACTTGCCATTTTTAATCTCTCCTAGTAATATTTATAACCGATTATCCAGCGAATACGTCTGATGATCCTGAAGCTGAAGAATTAGGTATCCATGATCCATGACCACCTGTTGCGTCACCTTTTCTGTGAACACCAATACCATTTACGAATACGGTAGTTGAACCGCCCGTTGCAGGATCACCACAACTTGTAGTATCACCTATTCTAACTGTTTTAGCACCATTGGTAAAAACATCATCTGAACCGCTTGCATAAGCAGTTTGATGAAAAGGGTTTGGTGTAGGACTTGCATGACCTACATGACTATCTAAACCAACCCTAGTAACCTCTGGCATTAATTAGATTCTTTGTACCATTGAATAGCGTCAGCAAGATTTAAGAAACCAGTTTCTGTTCTGCCTCTTTTTGTTCTTACTGTCCATCTACCTGATGTATCTTCTTTAGCGTCTGTAAAATATTCTTTCCACTCTGGTTGATTTGTAGCAGGCGTAACAGCTACTTCTTCAACAACTTCTGGTTCAGATTTTTCAGCATCTTTTTGAGCTTTCTTAACTTGTTTGATAAGTTTATCTTTAGTTAATCTTCTATCTAACTCTATGCCAAATTGTCTACCTAAAGATTCAAGAGCGGCCTTTGTCATTTTTTTTAAATCTTGAGCCATAATACTCTCCTATTTCTTTTTCAACTTTTTCTTAGTTGCTTTTTTCTTTTTCTTTTTGATAGTTGGTGATTTTTTTGCTTTAGGTTTGTCAACTACCTTTTTTTTAAAACCTAACATTTCTAAAATATTCATAATTCTCCTATTCAGCAGGACCCTCTACGATCCCTTCTTTAATTAGTTTCAATCTATTCTTCATATGTTGACTTTGAACGTCATCTTTACTGCCACCATAGTAAGCAACAGCATGACCTTCTTCACAAAGTATATCAGCACACTTTCTACCATCATCTGTCATAAAGTCACCAAGAATACGACCGAATTTACCTTTCATATCTTCGCCTTTTTTAGATACTTGGGTTTTTAAGATTGCCTTTGCACCGAGTAATTCTTTTAATCTTGCTTTTGAGGCTAATCCAAACTTCTTTTCTATTTTATTTCGTGTTCTGGACTCTGGTGTGTCAATACCCATAATTCTAACTCTTTCTTTTTTGATCCAAGTATTGAATCCAAGGTCAATATCGACATCTACCGTATCTCCATCAATTACTTTTAAAATATTTACTCTATATTCGTACATATGACTATTTATACCACGCTTGACAGCTGTTTATAATTATGTTATAATGAAAATATGGACGATGATAAACAAAAAATGATTGAAGTTCAGGCTGACCTGATGGATTTGTTTGTAAAATATGCCGATAGTATGGATCAGGCAGTTGCGATTGCATTTAAAACAGTTTTGGACTGTTATGTGGCACAATTAGGGCGTGAAGGCACGATTGGAATGTTAGACCATGCGAAAATTACGGTAAATATGGGAAAACATGACATCCAAGGGGCAGATTTGCCGAAAAATCTCATAAATTAGAACAAAATAAGAACAAAAGTGTTGCATTTTTGCAACAAATCAAAAAATCGGGCATTTTTCGGGTTTTTCCGCCCGATTTTTCTTGCAAATATGCCAAAATAGTGTATAGTATAGT